GCGTAGCGTCAGCGGCCGTGAAGGTCGCTACGGCATCCGCGAGGTAGTCCGCCTCGATGGCCAGCCGGATGCTGAGATCGGCGATGTCGTGGGTCGCAAACGCTTCCGTCACTGCATCGTGGAAATCCCGTTGCCCGTGTTGAGCTGCTCGGAGTTGGAGTTCGGGAATCGCCGCTTTGCAGGTGATCGGGTCGAAGGTCCATTCGACACTTTCGACTTCCGCCGAATCCCGGAGATCCACCGTTTCCACCGATTCGACCCCAATGATGCGGAGAATCGGGGTCAGGTCCTCAGCGGTATTCGGTGTCAGCGTGGCACGCAGTTGGTACTCACCCGAGGCTGGGGGACTCACTCCCGGGAAGATGTCATCCCACGTTTCACCATCAACAAAATCCGCCCAGGCCGTATCGGCGGCATTGCGAATCTGGCCGGTGATAGTGCTGTCATCCGGCAGCTCGCCGATCAGAGAGAGGATGACCTGGGTGCCATCGGTCGGGATCGGGGAGAGGACGAAGGGGTTCGTGGTCCAGGTGATGGTCGCCGCCGCGACATCGGCCGTTTCGAGCGTGATGACGGGAACGTGCGTATTGGCGATGAGATAGGCATCGCCGAAGAGGCGGGAACTCACATGGGTCAGCGTCTTGCCGGTGAGGGTGTTCCCGTCTGTCGTGACCGAGCCTACGGTCGAATCCCGCGCCCAGCCGATGTTGTCCGCCACGGAGCCATCAGCCTTAACACCCCAGACCGCCACGAAACATACGGGCGTCGGATAGGCGGTGCCTCCCCCGATCGGGAGCGACATCAAAAGCGGTTGGGGTTTGGGGTAGTTCCCAACCCAGCTGAAGGTATATTCTGCGGCGGACGTTCCGGTCGCTGCGATGGCTAAATCATCGCCGAGCGGCACGAGTGCCAACTCGGTCAGCTCCCCCTCCTCATAGACCGCCTCAAGTCCGAAGACCTGGCACTTCCAATTCGCCACAGTCTTGGGTTGACCGCCGTCGAGTTTGGGATGGAGGGTGGCCTTGATCCGGTGGATCTCCAGATCATGGGGAACGCTTCCGGCCCATTCGACCATCGCGACATCCATCGGGGTGAGTCGATCAAGCTGCGTGAAGTAGCCATCGCCGGGACCGGCTTGCGTGATGAGAGTGACGACGCTCTCTGTGAGCCGGAGGCCCTGATCGGTCGCGCTGACGTTGAAGCCCGTTGTCGCGTCCGCTTCGATCCATTCACTGTTCGTCTTGCGGAGACGTGCCGCATCGATAGCCCGGAGATCAATCGCCAGTCGGGCCGGGGTATCCGGGCGGCGGACCAGGCGGGCGAGATCGGCGGTCCAGCCTGCTCTCACCGATCCACCAAGGGTTCGTGCTCGATCCAGGGAATGACCCCGCGCCGCATATTCCACCAATCGGCGTGAAACCCGAAGCCCTGGCGCTCAGTGCGTGGAACGGCCAAGACGGCCCGTTCGGCATAGGTGTCATCGTGGACCACCCACATGGGACGATTGTAGCGGAAGTGATCCCAGAGATGCCCGCGAGCAGTGATATATTCCGCCTCACTGGCAAACTTGTAGGTCAACTCCCCAGTGCGCAGGGCGACCATCTTGCTGCGTCCCCGCCAACCGCTTGAAGGGACGATAGTTTCTTCGTAGATAGGTTCGTAGTCCTCATCAGGCACCGGCATCGTAGGATTGCCCGGCTGCCAGGAGGGACCGAACCACAATCCCACGACCTTCGGCACGAGCCCCGCCCCCATCGCGGGAACCAGCAACCGGCCATAGCGATAGGTGGAGGCCGGCGTTGCCTGCTTGAGCCATGCCCCTTCCTCGGTGGTGGCACCATTCGTTGCATCAAGCGCCGTCGCGGAACTGGCGCTTGCCGGAATGGTGACCGACACCAGGTCGGTCCAGTCAGCGTCATTCGCGGACAGTTGGAACTTGAGGGCCGCCACTCCTGCGAGGTTGTGGCCTCGATCAAGCGCAACAATGTGCGGCACCGCGGTAATCGTTGCGGCAACACCCGTATCGAACTTGACCCACGTCTCGCTATTCGCCGTCGTCGGTTTCCAGTGATCCGCTAGACTCCGCCGTCCATCCGCAACGCGCCACGGCTCAAAGCCCGTGGCTTCTTCCTCCGCGCTGATGGTGTGCGTGGGGAACGCGACATCGCTGAAATAGTTCTGGACCAGATAAGCTGGCGAACCCATTAGATCCCCATGCCTGGCGGCAGGCGCGGTTGGGCATCGCGGCGGGTGCGGCGATTCATTTCGTAGAGGATACGTTCGGTCCCCGTCTGTTCATCCCGGAGGACGACCACGACACGATCCGGTCCGATGCGCTGGAGATCCTGCCGAAGGCGCGCGAGTTCCGCCCGCGAGCTATCATCCCGGACAGGCAATTCTTTCTTCCCGCCGCCGAAGAGCGCCCCAAGGATGCCGCTGGCCCCCAGGATTCCTAATCCCAGCAGGGGATTTGATACGGCTAGGGCCCCGCCGATGGTCGCGCCGATCCCACCGACCACCGACCCAGCTGATGCCTCACCGCGGATGAGACTCTGAATCAGATTCGAGGCTCCGCTGATGATAGCGCCCCACAGCTGTTGTGTCGCCCGGGCAGTTTCAAGAGTAGCCTTCGCCCGCTCGGCCGCGAGCCGCTTTTCAGCATCCAGCACATCCTTGACCCGATCCCTGGCGGCGTTGCTCAACGGCGCGAGGATGCTGGCGAGCCCACCTTTCTCGGCCCGAGCCCCCAGCGTCTCCGTGGCGATGAACGCGGACACGATGCGGGATTCCCGCGTCCCGGGAAGCACGCCAGGACCCGCCATCTCCGGGCGCATCGTGCGGAGGGCTTCCAGCGCTTCGGCGCGCTGTCTCAGGGCATCGTTGATCCGCGCCTCATAGCCGGTGGCCTTGAGGATCTGGTCGAATTCCTCTTCGGTCGCTCTGGTCACTTCCCGCGCAATCATCGCTTGCTGGCCGAGGAGTTCCGCCAGGACTTTGCGTGCTTCGATGGCCTTCTTGTCGTTCAGGACCGCTTCTTGGAGCTGGGCCTCGGTAGTGGTCGTGCCCATGGGTTGCTCGGCAATCCGCAGGGCACGGGCGGCCCGTTCCGCTTTGGCGACAACGCCGCGCTGTGCCGCGATTTGTTTTTCAGCTTCTTCTCCAGTCCGGGCCAGTCGCGCACTTTCTGGCAACCGGGCGATAGCGGCCTTGCGTTGCTCTTCCAGGAACTCCGCGATCTTCTCCTTCGCTTCGCGTGCGGATTTCCCGATCAACGTGAATGCCCCGGCGATGGCGGCGAATCCCGCGATGATGCCGAAACTCGTCAGACCGCCCATACTCATCATCGCCAGCCCCGCGCCGAGTTTCCCGACACTTCCACTCGTGCCCAAGGCCATGGCCCCCATCATCGCCAATTCCCTGCTGACCATATGCGACCCGTGCCCCATGCTGGTCATGTGGGGCACAGTCGCTTGCATCACTCGATTGAAGGCCCCAAGATCAGTACCCATCGGCACGATACCCCGGGTCCGCATCCCAATGGCGCTCTGTTGGGCCACGTTCAACGCGGTGGCGAGGTCCCCGGAGCCAATCCGGCCCGCCGCGAAATCGGCCTGCGCTAAGCGCACATCGGCGGCCAATTGCTGAAAGGCCGTGGAGGTTTTCTTGGATTCCCCACTCAGGGCGCGGAGCGTTGCCACGCCCTTTTCGCTGAATCGGCTAGTACTGAGCGATGCGCTGGCGAAGGCCGCCTCGTTGCGCTTGGCGCTTTGGCTCAGTTCGTTGAGCTTCTGATTGGCGATGGTGACGCCCCGGGCCACCCCCGAGGGATCGAACGCCGCCCCAAACGTTATGACTTCATTCTCAGCCACTAGTCCTCATGGGCGCGCTTCCATTGCTCGTAGGCCCCCCACAGCAAGAGTTCCTGTTGGGGGAGGGCATCGATCTCCGCCAGGCTCTTATGCAACGCCTCCGCCAGACTCAGGCGGAAGCGGAGGAAGGGTCCCCCTCGATCTGTTTCTTCACCTCCTGCTCGATCAGGGCCGTTGTGCTGTACAGGAAGGCAATCACCCGCCGCAAGACAACGTAATCGGCCTCGGTCTTGAGATAGTGGAGATCGCCCGTCTGAAATGCGGGCTTCCCGTCGGCATCTTGGGCCTTATGAATCAGCAGGAGGAGATCCTGCTCGTAGGAGTCCTTGGGTTCCCGCGCCAGGACGGCTTGCATATCGGCGGTCGTGAGTTGCCCAAACCACAGTTCGAGGTTGTCGAACTCCGGGACCACGAGCTGGCGTTTGCCGGCGTTGTAGGCGGCCCGGACCTTATCAATCGCCTTCGCCATCAGTTCCACTCCTTGGCCAAGGGGCCGGTAATTTGGAAGTCAAAACTCACAGGAACCAGGGCCGATCCTTCAGGTGAGCCAACGCTGAAATTGGACAACAGGGCAGCGCCATAGAAATACTTGCCATCCGCCACTTTGAATGTGAGTGCAGCAACCGTGCCATCTGGCGTCCCAGCCGCGATCTTCGCCAGTAGGGCCGCCTGTTCGGTGTCGGCACCATCCAGCCAGGCCGTGGCTCGACCGCGATGGCCGGCGATCCCACCCTTGAACGTCTTGTGCTTGTCCCCCTTGACGGTATCGGGAATCACATCGATCTCGCTATCCAGAGTCCATTCCTTCAACTCAGCGACCGAATGACTCTCGAAGGTCAATGTAGCATTGGAGGCGATCGCCGTCGCCACGGCCGGCGTGAACACCAAGGTCGCGATGGCGTTAGTGCTGACGACATAGAACGATCCAGTGACGGTATGGTCAGTTCCCCCATCAATGGCGAAAATGTCGCCCACCGTCACCAGCCCGGTCATGGTCCCGCCACCGGTGACCGCAAACTCGGTGATACCCGTCGCGACCGCCGCTCGCGCCTTGGGTGTCCCGATGAGTTCCCCTCCCAGGATCAGGAGGCCGTCTTGTCCGCGGTAGTTGCTCATATTACGCCCACGCTGCGGTCACGGCACCCGAGACCTTGAAGGTAAATGTCACCGGACACAAGGCCGAGCCTTCGGGACTCCCCAGGCTCATCGTGATTGGCACGGCACTGAAGGTGTAGGTCTTGCCAGTAGATGCCGTTAGCACGACCGTCACCGCAGCGCTTTGTGGCGTGGCGGCGGCGAAGTAGCCAATCACCACTGACTGGCCGGCATCTGCCCCATCTAGCCAGCAGGTCAACCGGGCCGTGCCGCCATCGCCCACGCCCCCAAGAAACGTGCGGTGCTTGTCGCCCTTCACCGTGTCGTCCATGGTTTCGATGCTGACCCCATCCAAGGCCCAATCCCGCAGTTCGCCAATGGCGTTTGTCGCCACGGTGGCCGAACCATCCTGTCCTCGCACGTTCGCCATGTCGTTCCTCCCTTACACCGTTTCGTCCACTGAGAAGGGGACCCGCACATTCGCTTGTACCCATTTACTCTCAGGATTGGGAATCCGCCGCGGCCCGGAAGGCACTCCAAAACGCACCCCGGACACCTCGACGCTATTCACCATGTCCCGCACGGAATCTGCCGATTGCGTCACCGGACCAAACCCATTGCCGGCCTGCCCAAAGACGTTGATGCTGACCACTCCCGTGATCATCTGCCGGCCATCTTTCGTACTCAGGAATCCATCGCCCCAGACAATTGCGGGTTCAATCCAGGTGCCCGAGGCCGGCGGGTCCTTCGGATCGTTCGGCCAGATGATGGTGGTATTCTCGTCCGCCGCCCAGAGCGTTTTGATCCGAGATTCGATGGTCACTCGGGCGGCATCGAGGGCACTGGCCATTAGAGCGCACCCGCGCGAATGCGGGCCGCGATCTCGCTGGCCAAGGGTTGGAGTTCCGCCAGCGTCACCATCACCATCCCCGCCGGCGCCTGGCTGGAGTGCCCGTGTTCCAAGGGCAGGATATACGGCAGGGAATTGGTGACGTAGAGCGTCTGGTCCGGGCCTGCCGCATCGAGAAGCGGCCGCCCGCGATTGATCGTCTCCATGCCCGTCTTGTCGAACCCCATGATATTGACGCTACGGTCGGGATCGCCCGCCCCGACGTTCCAGTTCCCCCGGGCCCGTCCAGTATCCACCGGCGTCCTGAGCACGATCCGCGACAGGGCTTCAAACGCCAGCATCCGCACGGCCTGGTTGCTGCGGTCCCGCAGGGCGGCTTTGGCTTCTTCGACCGTCATGCGTTCCCCCGGAGTTGGCATTCATAGAGCGCGGCCTCCCCGCCAGCCCAATGGGTGATGACGCGGACGATTCGATACACCGCACTCCCAATGACCACGCGGTCCTCGGTATCCGGGGCCGTGGATAAGAGCGCCGCCGCGATCTCCAGCTTCCGGTCCCCGGCGTTGATAGCATCCCCGATCTCTCGGGTGTGATACTCGGAGAGCAATCCCTTCAGCGAGGTGGCGGTGGTGATGAGCGTGGATTGTCCCGTGGTGACGTTGTACGTACTCCGCGCCATCGTCTGGACCGTGACGGCCATCCCAAAGCGGTTGATGACCGTCTTGGCGACTTGCCGGAGCGGAGTATCGAGGACACTCATGCGCGGTACACCGGACGGGTGAGACTGCCGGTATCCTCCCAGAGTCCGCGCAGCAAGCGCTTGACCTGTTCCGGCAGCACTCCGGCTTGTCGGGAGGCGCGGGGGGTGACATCGAGGGAGCCAACCTGGACGTTCTCAAACCCCTCCAGGCCGGAATCCCCGAGCGTGACCTCCGACTTGAGTAGTGCCAACGCCAGCTCGCAACAGGCCCGCTCGATGGGCTTCGGGATCTCGTCGTCGTCGTATTGGCGGCCGTCCTCATCCGTGAGCCCCGCCCGGGGCCACTTGAGGGCCTGGTCCCGATCAGCAACAACGCCGGCGTACTCTTCCTGCTCCAGCCGGTACGTAGCACTGATGAGCGCCCGGTCTTTGTCCGCGGTGGCCGCATCCGTCCATGCCGCGACCTCCGCGGCTACCCGGGTATCGAAGTAGAGCTGCGCGTTCGTCCGGGTGATGTAGCTGTTGCTCGACGCGCCCCCGACGGTCGCATCAATCGTTGGGTCGGCCATATGTCAGTGGGAGTAGGGGAGGACCGAAGCCCTCCCCTCCCATCCCTTAGCCCATGATCCGGGCGCCCAACTCCGCACGGATCAGGTTCGCCCCACCCAGGATGTCCCAGGTCCAGGTGGTTTGCTTGTTCTGGCGCGTGACCTCCAGCCGCAAGGCCAAGGCCGAGATCGGATCGACCACGGTCTCGAACAGCGAGCCGAGGCCGTCGAACTTGCTGCGCTGCATCGGCCGCGAGGCCCAGGCGATCGCATCCCGCTGGAGCAGGAGATTCACCACATGGGTCCCGATGTAGGTCACTACCACCCCGCTGGCATGGGAGACTGACAGCGAGGGCTGGATCGACACCGTGACGACGGTCCCAGTCGCGGTTGCCACCGTGACCACTACATATTGCTGGGCGACTCCGCCCAACGTGAAGAGATCGTGAAGAGATCCCCCGCCACCAGCGTCCCGGAGGGCGCGGTGCCGCGCAGCGTGATGACGCTGACCCCCGTCGCGTGGTCGCCATTCACCACCATGGACGTATTGGCCGTGAGCGTGCCAGCGCTGTGGGTCGGGATGTTCTGGTTCATGTGCCAGTCGGCCCCGAGCTTGGTGCCGATTTCCCCCCGGATGACGCCGCCCTGATCGCCCCGGAGGTTGGCCTGATGGAACAGCGGTAATCCGAGCGCGTTGCCTTCGGCGTCCGGGTCGAGGATGACGAACCGCCCATCGAGCGGGGCGAGCGTCTTGTTCATCTTCGTCCGGGCATCCAGGAACGCCGTCACGGTCGAGGCGAAGGGCGTTGTCCCCGCCACGCCGCCGGTCGAATAGATGCCCTTGTACAGCCCGAGGATGAAGGAGTCCACCGCATTGCCCAGCGCCTTGATCGTGGCGCTGGCCCGCATCGGCAGGAGGCCGGAAATCGCTTCCTCGATCTCCTTGTCGCTCAGGGTGAAGTC